GAAAGAATATGCTGATGTTTAGCCACGGAGATGGTTGTAAGATAGACCAGATACCATACCTGTCAGCACACGAAAGTTCTCAGATATGGTACGAGACGAAGTACAGGTACGGATACCTCCACCACATACACCATAAGGACTACTTTAAGTTTAGGAGTGGTAAGGACTATATAGGTATGACCGTAGAGTATTTGCGTTCACCTAGTGGTACAGACAGGTGGCATGCAGACAATGGATACACTGGTGCTAAGGTTGCGCTTGAGGCATTCATTCACCACCCAGAGAACGGTCAGGTGTGTAGACTAACGCATAATTTTTGAATAAAATGAAAAAAGAAAAATACGTAGCTTATTACAGGGTAAGCACCCAGAGGCAGGGTCAAAGTGGTTTGGGTTTGGAAGCACAAAAGGAAGAAATCCAACGCACTATTTCAGGTAAAGAATTAATAAAAAGCTTTACGGATATTGAATCAGGAAGTAAAGCAAATCGACCTGAATTAGACAAGGCATTAGCCTACTGCAAAAAGGAAGATGCCACATTGATTATCGCTAAATTAGATAGGCTCTCAAGGGATGTAGGTTTCATATTTAACCTTCGAGATAGTGGAGTAAAATTCAAAGCGTGTGACCTGCCTGACTTAAATACGGTAACTCTTGGAGTATTTGCCTCATTTGCTCAATATGAGAGAGAGAAAATATCAGAGAGAACAAGTGCAGCTCTACAAGCTAAAATTAAGCGAGAAGGCAAATGGTGGGGTAAAGCAAACTTCACCAAAGAAACGGCTAAAAAAGGAACGGAAGCCATCAAAAGGAAAGCGAATCAGAATCCAAATAATCAGAGAGCAATGGCATACATAGAAATGATGATTCCAAAACATTATACACTAGAACAAATGGCAAACGAATTGAATAATTCAGGATTCAAAACGAGTAGAGGAAAAGAGTTTACTCCGATGCAAGTTAGCAGACTCAAGAAGCGAATTGATTCATGTCGTGTAGACTAACACATAATTTTTAACACAAGAAAAAAACAAGTAATTATGATTATTACCAACATAAAGTCTATCATAGACAAGCAACAAGAAAAGGGTCTCAAGAAGTACGGCAAGACCGTTGATCAAGCAGACCTTTCCATCGAAGAATGGATTGAACACACCCAAGAAGAAATAGTTGACACATTGATATACCTAGAATGTATCAAACAAAAAATGATTGATAAAAGAAATTCAGATAAGCTTATTGATATACTGTTGTGATTCGTAAGAGGGGTAAGAAGAGAGGGCCGGTAAGAGCAAAAAAAGTTATATATAATGGTATACAATTTGCCTCTGGTCTTGAAAAATATATGTATATTGCTTTGCGTAAGCATAAGATCAAAGCTGTTTATGAAGGAGAGACATACACCTTGATAGATGGCTTTAATTTTCAGAGCTCATGTTATGAGCGTCAAGCTAATGGTAAAAAGGATATGGTAGACAGAGGAAATAAAAAAATCCTCCCAATAAAATATACTCCAGACTTTATAGGCGATGATTTTATCATTGAATGTAAGGGTAGGGCCAATGAGAGCTTCCCTATTAGGTGGAAGCTATTTAAAAAATATGTCAACGAAAATTTAACTGGTATCACACTGTATAAACCACAGAGTCAAAAAGAGTGTGATGCTGTAGTAGAACTAATAAAACAAAAAAGAAATGAGCTGGGAGATTAGTATTGGATTATATCCAGGAGTGTTAATAGGGTTTAGAAGTTATGTCGAAGAATCATACTCAACACATGTGTTATATGTTCCTTTTTTAGATGTTGCACTTACAATATTTAATGACTAATGGGACTATTTGACAAGAGAATAGAGTACAAACCTTTTGAGTACCCTGAGTATTATACAGAAGGTTGGTTGAAACAAGCGCAGGCTTTTTGGCTTCACACAGAAATACCAATGTCTGGCGATGTTAAAGACTGGAATGAAAAACTAACGATGTCAGAAAAAAACTTAGTAGGCAACATACTACTAGGGTTTGCACAAACTGAATGTGCTGTGTCTGATTATTGGACACAGAAGGTTGTGTCTTGGTTTCCAAAACACGAAATACAACAAATGGCTATGATGTTTGGGTCACAAGAAACCATTCACGCTGTAGCCTATTCATACTTAAACGAAACATTAGGATTAAATGACTTTAAAGGATTTCTGCACGAAAGTGCTACTGCCAACCGTTTTAACAACCTCATGGATGTGGATAGCTCTAGTCATACTGACGTGGCTAAATCACTCGCAATATTTAGTGCCTTTGCCGAGGGTGTTAGCTTATACTCTGCTTTTGCCGTTTTGTATAGTTTTCAGTTACGAAATTTACTTAAGGGTATCGGGCAACAAATGAAGTGGAGTGTGCGGGATGAATCGCTCCATAGTCGCATGGGTTGTAGATTATTCAATCAAATGTGTTCTGAAGATCCAACACTACGATCAAAGGTTATGGACGATGTAATACTCGCGGCTGAAACGATGATAGAGCTTGAGCACAAGTACATTGACAAAATGTTTGAGATGGGAGATCTTGAAAATTTAAAAGCTGAAGATCTTAAAAACTTTATTATTAAAAGAACTAACGAAAAGCTGCATGAACTTAAGTATGATTACGGTTTTGATTACGATGCTGATTCAGCCCGTAAACTTGATTGGTTCTACCATTTAACCGGTGGGCATACACACACAGACTTTTTTGCTATAAGACCCACTGATTACAGTAAGGCTGGTGAAGGAGAAGACTTTGATGATATTTGGTAAAATGCTATACACGATTTCTTATGAGTAGTAATAGATGGATAAAAGGTAAGGATTACCCAGAGTGGGCTGAATCTGAGGTTTATAAAAAGACAATTGATGGCGGTTATTTACTGCAGGGTGAGACTCCACGAGATGCTTACATGCGTGTGGCAAGAACCGTTGCGATGCATTTAGAGCGCCCTGATATGGCTGAAATATTCTTTGAGTACATATGGAAGGGTTGGCTTTGTTTGGCCTCTCCTGTGCTCTCTAATACAGGCACAAACAGGGGGCTACCAATCAGTTGTTTTGGCATCGATGTTGCGGATTCAATATCAGACATTGGTGGTAAGAACCTAGAGATGATGTTGCTTGCGAAGCATGGGGGTGGTGTAGGCGTTGGTATTAACCAAATAAGACCCGCTGGTGCACCCATAAAAGGTAACGGAACATCTGATGGCGTTGTGCCGTTCTGTAAGATATATGATTCTTCTATATTGGCAACAAACCAAGGATCGGTACGTCGTGGTGCTGCAAGTGTAAACCTTAATATAGAACATAAAGATTTTGAAGAATGGTTAGAGATCAGAGAACCTAAGGGTGATATTAATCGTCAGTCTCTTAACCTGCACCAGTGTGCTATAGTAGGGGATAAGTTTATGCGCAAGCTTCTTGACGGAGATAAGGTTGCAAGAAGAAAGTGGGGTAAGCTATTGCAGAAGCGTAAAGCAACCGGTGAGCCTTATATTATGTACAAGGGTAACGTCAATAAGCAAAACCCTGACATGTATAAAGACAATGGTTTAAAAGTGCACATGACAAATATATGTTCCGAAATTGTTCTTCATACGGATGAAAACCATAGCTTTGTGTGTTGTTTATCCTCTTTGAACTTAGCTAAGTACGATGAGTGGAAAGGCACAAACCTTATCTATGATTCGATTTGGTTCTTAGATGGAGTGCTAGAAGAGTTTATACAAAAAGCAAAAGGTAAGATAGGATTTGAAAACTCAATAAGATCAGCTGAGAAAGGAAGGGCATTAGGCCTCGGCGTTCTTGGTTGGCACACATATTTACAAAACAAAGGCATACCCTTTGAAGGATTATTATCACAATATGAAACTAGAAAAATATTTTCTCAAATTAAGATCGAAACTGAAAGAGCGTCTATGGCGCTTGCTGAGAGCTTTGGAGAGCCACTTTGGTGTGTTGGATCAGGCTTTAGAAATACTCATCTACGGGCCATTGCTCCTACTGTTAGTAATAGTAAACTTAGCGGTAACGTCAGCCCTGGTATTGAGCCTTGGGCTGCTAATGTATTTACGGAACAAAGTGCGAAAGGTACGTTCATTCGTAAAAATCCTTCGTTAAAGCAAGTGTTAATAGATAATAAATTAGATACGGATGATATTTGGAGCAAAATTCTGGAGGACGGCGGGTCGATACAAGATATTGATGATCTTGACGGTATATGCTATGGGCCTCACGATATCCCAATTAAAGAGATATTTAAAACGTTTAAGGAGATAAACCAACTTGAAATAATAAATCAAGCGGGTATACGTCAACAGTACATTGACCAAAGTGCTTCCTTAAACCTAGCTTTCCCTGCAGATACTGACCCTAAGTTTATAAACAAGGTTCATTTAGATGCTTGGAAGAAAGGTATAAAAACTCTGTACTATGTTAGAACTGAATCTGTTCTTCGTGGAGACATTGCTAAGAAAGTAACAGATGAGAATTGTTTAAGTTGTGATGGTTGATTAACGTTTAGAGTAATAGACGATGGTAACTTTGCTGTCGTCTTCTCTAACGTGTTTAACAACTTTTCCGTTGTGATCTCTGTACACAGTTACTTTGCCACCAAGCGGATCAACACCTTTATGAGTGGTAAGACAACTTGTAAGAAATATTGTGAGTATAAAAAGTAAAAAGCGCATAACGTGTAATTTTAATTCAAAGATACTAAAATGTTAACTAAACATTAAGTACCTAATTAAGTAATCACACGCTTAAACGCTGTTTTACATTATCTTTTTTTCTTACGGCTAGCGCCACAAGGTTCGCCCGTAGCTATATTAACCCATTTTTCTTTTTCAAACCAGTCGCGAAGGGTGGCTCCTTTTTTTCTAGAACCTTCTAAAAATGTACTCCTGGATCTTACTCTTTCACCTTTTGATGCAGCACTTTTTTTAGACCTTATGAGTTTATCTTT